TTCAACCGCAAGCGGTACAAGGTCGCGCCGTCATACCAGGTCTTCGCGGCCTGGATAGCGGACGAGGTAAAGGCCCTGAACGAACCACGCAAACCGCGTGAAGACACGTAGAACTCGCTTTTATGCTCCCCTTCTGTAGGACGGATTCGCGATCCGTCCTATTTTTTTTTCGAAACGGCTCTTGACATAAGGCCCCCGTTATAGGCTCGGCTGCGGGGGTGAGCGCTCTATCGAGTTCCAGCAGCTTTGCCGACGTCGTCGCCGCTTACGAGGATAACGCCTCGTGGGAAGAGGACGGCGATCTTGCCAAGGCCAAGGCTTTCATTACGGCCTGCCGGTTTCTTCTGCGCTACGCGCAACGATCGGCCAAGCGAGGCCAAGGCACGGCTGCGGAGCAGGAGTTCAACTACGACGCGGTGCGCGCCGAAATGGCGCAGGCTCGCGCTTACGTGGCCGAACAGGAATCGGGCACCACCAGCAATCCCAACGTTATCCACGCCGACTGGCAGGGAATCCGCGTATGACGGCCGTGGCTTCCGGCAATGGCCGGTTCAGCGCTCTGTTGCGGGAGATTGCCGACATGGATCGGCAACTGGCCGAAGCGGTGCGCGAAGAACGCCAGCGAGCCAGTCACGAGCCAGAGGCCAGTTACTACGCCGGCGAGTCGAACCGGTTCAACCCGGCCCCGGCCGGCGTGCAGCCGCTGGGCTCCGATGCCGACGAGCACTACCCCACCGCTTACAGCTACTACCTGATTGCCGAACGCGGCCGGCACGCGGTGCGAAACAACGGTCTGGTCGAGTCCGGCGTTAATCGTCTGTGCTCGAATCTACGAATCACGCTGTTCGAGCTGGACATGGATTCCGGCGACGAGGCGGTGGACCGGGACGTCAAGGCCAAGTGGGACGGCTGGTGTGCCGACCCTGCCGCCGCGGACTACGAAGGCGAACGCGACTTTCGGGAAAAGGCCCGCCAATCGTTCTTCTCGCAGGTGGTCGACGGCGACCTTGACCACCTGCCGTTGCGATCCGGACACCTTCAAACTTGGGAATCTCACCACATCCGCAACCCGTACGGCGTCGGTATCAGCCAGGAAGGCGCCACGTTGACTCACGGAATCGAGCGCCAACGCGGGCGGGTTGCGGCTCATTGGATCGCCGATCAGGGCGTGCAGTTCCGCCAGGTCAGTGGTAGCGTGTTCTCGCCGACGTTCAGCCCGGTGGGTTCCGGCCGGTACCGGTCGCGACGATTTCCGGTGTACGACGAAGCCGGCAACCGCCAGGTGTTTCGGTTGGGATTCTTCCACCGCTTCTGGCAAGGTCGCGGTATCAGCCGGTTGTCTCCGCCGCGCGAGTCGATGAACGGATTCGAGCGGCTGAACTATTCAAACATTCACTCGTCCGTCAAGCGAGCGTTGATCAGCTACCTGATGTCCTCGATGGGCACGGACGGCGGAATTCCACGTCCGCCGAATCCGAACATCCCCAACGCCGGCACACGCAACACGGAAACCGTCAGCTACGTCGGCAGCGACGGCAGTACGGCGGTGGACACGATCACGATTGAAACCCCTGAAGGCCCAGCGCAGGTGGTCAAGCCGCCGGACGGTTGGCGCCTGGACGGCTGGAATGCGAACCTGCCGCCGCAAGCTTTCTTCGAACATGCCTCGTTAATGCTCACGATGCTCGCGGTGAACCTCGACTTGCCGCTGATGTTCTTGTTGTTGGACGGCTCGCGCGTGAACTTCCACGGCGGCCGGATGATCACCGATCAGATCCGCTTGCGTTTTACCGAAATGCAACAAGGCCAAATCTCCGGCCTCTGGAATCCGACGTTTGACTGGAAAGTCCGCCAGTGGACCACGCCCGGCTCGCCTCACTTTGATCCGGTGTTGGCCCGTCACGCCGAACGCGGTGACGTCAATCTGCAGTCTTACCGTTTCGCGCCGGCCGGCTGGCCATACGTGAAACCACTCGAAGACGTAATGGCAGACCGCGCGGCGGTCGAAGGCCGCATCCGTTCCTTGCGTCGCGTGCTTGGCAAATACGGTATCGACTTCAAAGACCACATCGCAGAAGTAGTCGGCGGCGAGATCCAGTTTGCCGAGGCGGCCGCCCAGGCGGCGGTGGCGTTTGTCGACCAGCATGCGGAATTGGAACTGGACGCCCGAACCATGTTCTTCCGGATTCTGGACGGCAGCAAATCGAGCAAGATTCAGCTTAACCTGACCGGCGCGATTGGAGGCGGTGGCGATGCCAGCAGCGAAGAAGACTGAGCCGCAGAACTTCAAGATCACCCGCGAAGGCAACCGGGCCAAGATCCTGATGTACGGGATCATCCACGAATGGTCGGAGAACAACGCGCAGGACGTGGCCGAACAGATCGCGGACCTGGCAGTCGATCAGATCGACTTGGAGATCCACAGCCGCGGCGGTTCAGTTTTGGAGGGCGTGGCGATCTATAACGCGCTGAAGGAACACCCGGCGCGAGTGGAAGCCACCGTCATGGGCGCGGCGTTGTCGATCGCCAGCTACATCGTCATGGCCGCCGACAAGATCCGGATGCCGAAGAATGCCTTCCTGATGATCCATCGGCCGCGCATGGTGGCGATCGGCGAATCGGACGAGTTGCGCAACCAGGCCGAGATGCTGGACCAAATGCAGGAGACGATCGTCGAAACCTACGCCGAGCGGACCGGCCAGTCGAAAGAAGCGGTTGCCGAAATGCTGCAGCCGCGCAAGGAAACCTGGCTGCGGGCGCCCGAGGCACTGGACAAAGGCTTCTGCGACGAACTGATCGAGCCGATTCGCATGGCCGCCGGGCCGCTGGATCTGACCGGCTTCGACAACGTACCGGACTGGGCCGAGGCCCTTTTGTTGTCCGATTCCAATACCCCGCCGACTACACCGGCAAAACCAACCTCAAAAGGAGATCAGGGTATGCCTGACACGAACGAACCGAAAGCCGCAACGCTGGCGGAACTGAAAGCCGAGTTTCCCGACGCGTCGGCCGAGTTCTACATGGGACAAATCGAGGCCGAATCCACGATCACCCAAGCCGCGGTGAACTACGCCAAGGCGTGCAAGGCCGAGGCGGACGAGGCGAAGAAGGCGGCGGATGCGGCCAAGAAGGAAGCCGAGAACGCGGCCAAGAAGAAGACCCCCGACGGCTTGGGCGTCGAACCACTGAACGGCGGTGGCGACGGTGACGACGACGATACGGCGACCGATCCCGTGGCCGAGTTCCACACGGCTGTCTGCAAGCTGATGGACCGCGGCGTCGGTCGGCGCGAAGCGGTCGCGTTGGTATGCCAGCGGAAGCCGGAACTGCACCAGCGGTTCACCGAGGCGACCAACGCCAAAACCAAAACAATGGAGCGTGCCATCGAGTCGAAGTTTGAACTGATGGGCGCGAACTGAAGAAGAAGTCCGAAGGCTGTAGACCGAAGGCCGAAGGAAAAACTTCTTACCTTCAGTCTTCAGCCTACAGCCTTCAGCCTACACATGCCGGACTGCCCCGGCGGTAAAACCTCTCGATAAGGAGAAGCAAATCATGGCAGCATCTGCAGTACTTCCCTACGCTGGGGCGTTTCCTTGGCCGAATGCCTTGGCCACGGCTCCCCACACGATTTTGAAAAACAACAGCGGGACGGTGGCCGTCTGTGGCGCCACCGATCAACCCCTCGGCCTCCTGTCCAAGCGCACGCAAACGACCGACGAGGTTTGCACGATCGAACCGCTGATCCCCGGACGGATATACAAGGTGATTGCGGCCGGCGCGATCGCTGCCTACGCCAAGGTGTGGCAAGCCGCGTCGGGCAAAGTGAACGACGTGGACAACAACGAGGGCGGTTTCGGTGTTGCGATGGAAGCGGCCAGCGGCGACGGGTCGATCATCAAAGTGATGTACTTGCCGGAGGGACTCGGGCAAACGCTGCTCGTTGCCGCCTTCGATGGCACAACCGGTCAGAACGAACTTCGCGTGCCTACGAATCTGGCCGACGCGTTGTCGATCGAGGATACGGCCGGGGACCTAATGGTGTTCACCACCACCACGGGCTCGCAGGCGATCACGATCACACCGGCGACGACGATCACCGGCCTGCTGACCGCCAACGGCGGCGTTGCACTCGTCGACAACGTCAACCTCACGTTCGGCACGGGCTCGGACATCACGATCGACTTCGACGCCACCAACCTGGTGATTGCGACCGCCGTGGCGGACACGGGGGCTGTTGAATTCGGTGCGGATGACGCCGGCGTTGACGTGGTGTTCTATGGCGACACCGCCTCCCAAAGCCTGACCTGGGATCAATCGGCCGACGATCTGATCATGACGTCGGCAGTCAGGATCGTGGGAGCCGGTTCGACAGTTGCTCCCGTGATTCCGATCGCCGCACAACAAACGCTCGCGGCCGGCGGCGGCGCGGTGACGATCACCGAGTACTACACCGCCGGTGCGTCTGATGCTGGCGGGGACGCGTGGACGCTGGTCGATGGCGCGCAGGTTGGGCAACTGAAGAAGATTCAGTTGATCACCGATGGCGGAGGCGACGCTACGTTGACGCCGACGAACTTGTCCGGCGGTACCACGATTACGTTCGCCGACGCTGGCGACTACGCCGTGCTCTGCTGGGATGGCACCAACTGGGTTGCTATCGAACTCGGAAACGATGCCGACGGAGCAACCGCTCCGGTACTGGCTTGACCTGACAACTGAAACCTGGGGGCCGCGATAACTCGCGGTCCTGGCTTCTGGGCAGGGGTGGCCACCCCTTCGAGACGCCGCAACGTCGAGCCTTTGCGGGGGCGCGAGATCGCGCCCCCTTTTTTTGTGCAAAGGAGACGATGTTATGGCAATGCCTTCCTCGGCGATCACGAGGTTGGACTTGAGCTTCACGTATCAGGAGTTCAGCCTCTACGCCAACATGGCAAAGTTTGTCGGGCTGCGCGTGCTGCCTCCATTGGGAGTCGCCCAGGAAAGCAGCACCAACTTCCCGAAACTCGACCTCGCGGCCCTGCTCAACAAGGTCGAGGACACGCGCCGGCACGGGGACGGCACCTACGCCCGCGATTTGTTCGAGTGGACCACGGACAGCTATGCCCTGACCGAGCATGGCGTGGAGGAAGTGGTCGACGATGCGACGATCGAGATCTGGGGAGACGTGATTCGCGCGGAAAACATCCACGCTCGTCGCGCCATCCACCGGGTTCTGCAGCGGCTCGAATACGACATTTCGCAAGCCGTGTTCGACACGGCCACGTGGACCGGCGCCGCGTTGACGACCGATGTCGCGGCCGGTGACGCGGAACCGTGGACAGTTCACGCCAGCGGCACACCGCACGCGGACATTATGGCCGCGCACCAAAAGGTCGAAGACGGCACGGGATTCCAGGCCAACGCGCTGCTTGTCCCGTCCAAAGCGTGGCGCAATCTACTGCAGTGCGACGAGATCACGTCGCTTGTCAAATACGACGCGTTCCGAATCTTGGAGGAAGCGTACCGGGCCAAGGATGCCGTGGCCGTCCGCCAAGTCATGGCGGGACTGAACGCGCTCTTCCAGGTCGACGACATCATCATCGCTCGCAGTTTCCAGAACACGGCGGACGAAGGCCAAACCGCTTCGCTCAGCCCGCTTTGGGACGCGACGATGGCCATGCTTTGCACGGTCAGCAGCGAAGGGCCGAACGGCGACTCGGAGCTGGAACCGTGCATTGGCCGAACGCTCTTCAGCACCAAGAACAACGCGCCGATCCCCGGCGACGACAGCAGCGGGGCCGGTTCGCTGATCTTGGAAGAGTACCGCGAAGAACAACGCCGCGGCGGAGTCTTGCGACCGCGCAACAAGCGCCAAGTCAAGGTTCTGCACGCGGAGGCCGGACACCTTCTGCAGGGAGTCACCGCGTAAGGCGGGCGACTTTCTATCGTTGTCTTGGGCCGAGGCTCGCACTCCAGCCCCGGCCCAAGCAACCGAGGTGGAAAAGAAGAGGTCAGAGGTCAGAGGTCAGAGGTCAGTAACGAAGAGCTGATTGCTGATTGCTGACCGCTGAAAGCTGAAAGGCACAAAGTGAGCGACTTCGACAGCCAATTTTCCGAGTGTGCTGTACCGGCGATCGCCGACCAGTTCGAAGACACGGACGCGGTCACGTACACGCCCAAGGTCGGATCGGCCAGCACGTTCGACGCGACTGTCGGACCGCTGGAACTGGAACGACGCAAGAACCCAAAGACCGGCGCGCTGGTGAACGTCCGCGTCCGGTCTGTCTTGGTGCGCACTTCGGTCAAGGCCCGGTCGGCAATCGCCACCAACGGCACGATCACGATCGACAGCCACAAGTACGAAATCACGCACATCGGCGACGACGCCACCGGCTGGTACGAAATCCAACTCGAAGAACTCCGCCGCGGCGAGGTGACCCGCGACGGTTACAGGAGATGAGCGGTCAGCGATCAGCTTTCAGCCCTCAGCTCTTTCTTGCTGACCGCTGACCGCTGACCGCTGACCGCTGATAACCATGACGGCTTCCGGCATCATCTCGAATGTGCAGGACACTTGGCGAACCATGATCGCCACGTGTACTGCGTTTCGAACTTGGGACGGCAACGATTGGTCGGTTGCACAGGCCAAGGAGCACGTGCACCACGACAAGCTGCCGGATCCCGAATCCGGAGCGGACGAGTACAGCGTTGCCGAGCTGGGGCTGTATTTGCCTTATTGCGTCGCGTGGACGAATCCGAACGGCGGGTTCGAACTGGACGGCGACGCGGTTGGCGAAGGGATCGAGTATTTGCCGAGCGGTGTGCTTGGTACGGACTTTTACCGATTGATTGACGGAGACGCCGGCGAGGGAGACGAAACGTTCCGAAACATGCTGGGCGCGTTGTTGACAAGCGGCGACGACGAGAATCCCGGGTTGCTCGAACTGGCCGGTCGGCCGGGTTACTTGTGCCTAGTGCGCCTGCAGGTCTTCGGCCCAATCGTGACCGAGCCGCGAGAGAACCCGGCGATGGGCCAGGCACACACAATGAGGATCGTGACGCATTGGAGTTGAAGGTAGGCCGGACCAAGTCCGGCCTACAAGACTGACAACTGACTCACATGGTTACTGTACTGATACGCGTCGAAGAGAAAGGCCCCACGCCGGGCGTGATGCGGCGCGAACAGAACGCCGTCAGCAAAGAGGCGTGGGAGGGTTGCGGCTGGTATTGGGGGGAAGCGTTACGCGAGAAACATTTTACCGAGGCAGGCGCGAGCGAGTACGGCTACCGCGACCGCACGGAAGAATACGAGGGAGCCAAAGAGCGAGCGTGGGGGCACCGGGATCCGCTGGTGTGGACCGGCGAGAGCAAAGAGGAATCGGAGAACTACCGAGTGCGATCGACCAAAGACGGCGCGACCGTGGCCCTGTCGATGCCGGCTTTGAACTTCAGCAACCGCGGGCACGAAATGAAAAGCATCAGCGATCAAGAGGCCAGGGAACTGGCCACCGTCTGGGCCGGCGGCTTCGACGATCGCCTGGAACGACTCAAGAACGCCAAGAACAAAACAACAGTCAAGTAACCACATTAACCCGAAGCGCAAGCGAGGGAGGATGACGTGACACTTTACGCTCCTTACGGCGTCTACGCCGAGACCGAAGAAAACACCGGGGCCCCGGCGCTGGTCGGCGGGATCACGCGGCAACGGCTGTACACCGACACCGAGGCGGATCATGAAGTCTCGGCGGGTAACTACAACCCGTACACCGTTGTGATCAACGAGCAGAAGCCCAAGGCCGAGTTCACGACGCGGGACTTGGACGGCATCCTCGGAGTGCTTGCCCCGCCCGGCTCGAAGATCGAAACGACCGGCACCAGCCCGGCCGGCGTGCAGTGCTTCCAAGTCAAGAAGACCGATGGCAAGATCGACTCGGGAAGCGTCCACCGCATGTGGAAATTCGCCGCAGGAATCATGATCCCGCGCCGCTTGTCGATCCAACAGGGCGGCAACGCCGAGTTCACGGCCGAAGTACTCGGCCGCTACGACGGCACCAACGAACCGATCGCGCCCAACGAGTCGCAAGCTCTGGCCGGCACTCTGACCGACCCGGCCCGCTGGTCGATGGGAATCGTCACGCTCGGCGCCGTATCCGGCGGCATCGTCGGCAAGCAATCGCTGGAGATCGACTTCGGCGTGAACGCCGATCAAGTCGGGGAGGACGGCGAAGTCTGGCCGGAAAACATCGACCTGGACGCGTACCTCGCACGGATCACGATCGGCTCGATCGACACGTCGCTGGTCGCCGCGGCCAAGATCCCGCTCGTCGGCAAGGCCGCCACACACGCGAATACGAAAATCGACCTTCGCAAACGCGATGGCGGCGGCTTCGCGTCCGGCTCGGTGCACATCAACGTGACCGTCGACGGGCTCTGCTACGCGGACAACGTCTTCGACGCAGACGGCAACCAGCGAGGGACGTGTGACTTGGTCTGCCTGGCTCGCTACGACGGCTCGAACGCTCCGCTGGTGATCAGCACGGGGCAGGCGTTGCAAGCGTAAGGGAAGCGGTCAGCGGTCAATCAGCAAGAAAGGACTTGCCTCATGCCTGAAAACACCACTAAGGCTGAACCGGCGAAGAAGCCGGAGAAGAAACCGGCTGAAAAGCCCAAACCCAAGACTGCCGCCGACGTGTTGCGGTGTACGCAGTGTTGGTCGGCTGGCCGGATCGAACGTTTTCTGAAGGACGCTGGCGACCAGGTCGCCGACGAACTGGTCAAAGCCAAAGACGGCACCGCCGTTCAGCGCATCCTGGACCTGGTCGCAGACGAGAAGGAGAAGGAGAAGGAAAGGCCGAAGACCTAAGGCTTAAGGCCGAAGGAAGAGACTCTTACCTTCAGCCTTCAGCCTACAGCCTCCGGACTCACCCCATGGGCTTCCTCTACTTCCTACCCAACGCCGAACGTCGCAAGATCGACACGCTGGCCGCTGCCCGCGAGGTGGGCTTGGGCTACGCCTTCGAGCGCGACGAACAAGTCATGCGCCGACCAATAACCGCCGCTGGCCCCGGCGGGACTCCCGGCCTGCTGGTCTGCGATGCTCGGCTGTTTGGTTCTGGTTTAGCTCGCGTTGACTTGGAATCGCAGAAGTGGCGGCAGTGCACACCGTTGGTCGAAGGCGATCCTTCGGTTTTCAGCCTACAGCCTCTCCCATGGGTTGGCCGCCATCGCGAATCAGGCGTGAAGCTCGAAGACTACCGCCGCGACGATCCCGTCGACGGCCGCCCTGTGGAGCTGGACGACGGCCAGGTCATCCACGCCCCGATCGCTCGGCAATACACAATCGACGAGACCACGCCGCAGATCGTCTATTCGCTGAACCTGCCTCGCACGTTGGACGTGGACAGCGACGGGCAACTGACACAAGGCGAGGTGACCAGCCGGTACCGGCTGCTGTGGGACTTAGCCCAAGCTTACGACCAGGCGAGCGCGAACGCACTGGCCGACGCGTTGGAAGGCGAGGACAACGCCGCCGAGATCTCGGTGAGCTTCGAATTCAAACAGATCAACGTACTGGTCGACCTGATCCTGAAAACCAACTACCGGTTCGGCCTGCAGGAGATCCTGGCGCTGGGCCTGTACACAACCGCCTTGCAGCACCGGCTGGTCGAGGTCCTGCTGGACAACGACAGTTTAGTGAGACTGCAAAAAAAAATGGTCGCCTTGCTGGCGGCCCGCGTTTCTACCAGTTCCTCCATTGGGCCTGGCGAGTCGAAACCGGACGCTGGAGCGGCTGGGGAGACTACCGCCCCACCATCGCCGACTGGCGAGCCTTCGCCCTCGGAGTCCACCGACAAGAACCCGTGATCGTACACCAGAATGAAATAAGGAGATGAGGATAGGCTGAAGGCCGAAGGCTGTAGGCTGTAGGAAGAAAGACGCGATTAGGTCTTCCTTCGGCCTTCAGCCTCCAGCCTTCAGCCTCCTTCCCCCATGCCTTCCTCTTCCGTCAACGTGGTGATGACCGGCGACGAAGCCAAGCTTCGAGCGTCGCAGAAGCGCGCCGAGCGCGGTCAGGACAACGTCACCAAGTCGACGGGCAAGACGTCCCGCGGTGCTCGCCAGGCGGATGCCGAGATGCGCAGGTTTGCCAAGCGCATGAGCGACCTGAACAGCACGCCGCTCGAACGATCCCAGAAACACATGGCCAAGCTTCGCGAGGCCACCCGCCGCGGTTACCTGTCGCAGACCAGGTACAACCGGGCCGT